GAGCTGGCACCCAAGGCGCGCCATTGACTAGCCCTGCCTTCGGTGTGTTTCTCCCCCTGTCCGCGTACACCGACAACCGAGAGGAGCAAAAGTCGCTTGCGCAAAAGCAGCTCCGCTACCTCGCGTTTTCAGCTCGCAATATGACATTGGTACCTCGCCCGCACGACAACGTCCTTGTGGGCAGCGATACGTACATGGTCGAAAGCTCCACGCCGCTCAATCCTTCTGGCGATGCAATCGCCTACCAATCTCTTGTGGTGAAGTTGTGAGCAAGTCGTGGGCTGCTGATATCGATACTTGGGCACAAGGCGCGACCAAGAGTATGGCTCAGGTTCGAAAGTTCGTGATCGTCAACATGCTCGGGTCCGTCGTCAAGGACACGCCCGTGCTTACTGGCATGCTTCGTGGCAACTGGCAGACGTCCATCGGCGCGCCCAAGGAAGGCGAGCTTCCGCTTCGTCCTGCGAGCATGGCGATGTCTGAGATCGCAGACATCGCTGGCAAGGTAAAGGGCGACGAGACGGTCTACTTTCGCAACAATCTCCCGTACGCCGTCGCAATCGAGTTTGGTCATTCCAAGAAGCGACCCGAAGGCATGGTTCGCAAGAACCTCGCCAAGTTCTCCCAAATCGTTAAGCAAGCCGTGCAGCAAGGGAATCTATGAGCCTCCAGCTCGTGCACGATGCGCTCGTAGCAGCGGCCGTGAGCGCAGTGGGGGCCATCCCTATGGAGCGCGAGAACTGGGACTTCCAGAAGCCGACGAATGACAAATGGACGCGGCTTTCCTTCCTGCCAAACGTCCCAACCGTTGAGACTCTTGGCACGAGTGGCGAGGACATGGCTACCGGGATTCTCCAGGTGGACTTCTTCTATCCGAAGAACACTGGCGACGCCGACGTGGGCATCGACACGGAGACGTTCCGCGCGGCATTCAAGGCGGGTAGCAGCTTTGTTTCTGGTAGCCAAGCGGCGCACGTGAAGAGCTGTGGGCGCTCGCCTGCACACTACGATGAGAATTGGTTTTTTGTGAGCATCACCGCCGAATGGTGGGCTCTGGTTCCACGATAACGAAAGGACATTCCTATGGCCGACGGCTCACAACACTCTTGGGGACTGGTACCAGAAACCGTTTACGGTGTTCCTGTCACGACTCCGGTCTTCGCGAACGTCCCGATCTCGAAGTTCTCGGGCGGCATCTCGATGACCAAGCTCGTAGACGATACCATCCGAGGTGATCGTCAAATCACCGACGTTCGCAATGGGGCTATCTCTACGAAGTTCACGGCCGACGTGAAGCTTCGCCATACCGCCTACGATGCCATGCTTGAAGCGCTCATGTGTGGGACCTGGACCACCAACGTCGTTCACCAGGGGGTCACCTACCGAAGCTTCACCGGCGAACGCCACTTTCCCGACATCCTCGACAAGCCGTATCACCGGCAACTTGGCGTCGAGATCGACAAGCTCTCACTGAAGGCGGCGAAGGATTCGCTCATCTCGGCGACGTTCTCTTGCCAGGCGCAGACGGAAATCGACGCGGCGGCCATCATCACCGGGGCTACCTACGGGAGCATCCCGACGACGACCGGCCCCTTCGACTCGTTCGTTGCAACTGTCAGCGAAGGCGGGTCTGGCATCGCCGTCGTGACCGAGTTGGACATCGACATCAACAACAACTTCGAAGACCGAAGGGTTATCGGGACTCGTCTCGGGCGCCGACCCTCGAAGCTTCTGTTCGACGTCAACGGCTCGCTAACGGCGTACTTCGAGGACTGCTCTCTGTTTGACAAGTTTCTCGCCAGCACTGGGTCCAACCTGTCCATCGTGTTCACCGATCCGTCCGCAAACACGATGCAGTTTTCGATCCCGAATATCCTGTATGTGGACAGCGCTCACCGAGACGTCTCGGGGCCAGGCCCGATCATGGTGCCCCTGAAATTCCAGGCTCGCCTTGATGGCGGTACCGGCAACACCCTTTCGATCACTCGTTCCTCGTAAGCCAGCAAAATGGAAGGGAATGCACAAGATCAAGATCATCCTGCCAGGATTCACTGACGCTGGGAAAATTGAGATGGACGGCAAGCCTCTATACGTCTCCGACATCAAGCTCCACGTCAAGGGCGGAGGCGGATTCGTAAAAGTTGAGATGACGATGACGGCGGATGTCGAGATCGAGGGACATCTGACAAACGAAGAAGTCATTCACGTCGACAAACTCATCACGATAGACACGTACAACAACCCGAAAGCTCCACCGATACCTGAACCAAACCTGAGTCATCGCAGAGACACGATCCGCACCTAAATCGAAGGAGCAACCAAGACCATGGCAAGTAAGTCGAAATACTTCACGCGCGCGCGGGCGAACACTGGCGTCATCCTCAAGATCAAGACGCCAGAAGGAGGGGACGCAGGCGACTGGCTGCGCGTCCGGGGTCGCGACTCCGACGAATACCACCGAGAGAAGACGGAGTCAGACCGTAGGCTGGTAGCGACGTCCGCCCTTGAGAGGCCTGCCGACCGAGTGGCCGCAGGAATCGAGGAAGACCTCAAGACCACTGCCATCCTAGTGAGCGAGTGGAGCTTCGAGGAGCCGTGCACGTTCGATGCCGTGGTGGAGTTTCTTCGAGAATCGCCGCAGATCAAGACGTCCATCGACATGCTTGCCTTCAACCGTGATCGTTTTTTCGGGGCAGAGTCGAGCTTCTTGCTCGACATGCAGAAGCGAGCTTCCGACTTGGCAAGCCAGCCAAAGCCGGAGGGCAATCCCAGCGAGCAAACCTAGAACAGGTAGCAGCCACATGGAAAGCGCAAGGACGAACCGACAGACCGCCGGGGTTGGACTTGCCAGAGTTGCCCGAGGAACTAGCCTACGTTTGGGGATGGTGGCACGAACTCTACGCGGGGGTTGCTCTGACATTCTCGGAAATCCGCAACTGGTCAGACGTTACGGGGACGCCGATAGCAGGGTGGGAAGCCGACCTGCTACGTTCTCTCGACAGAATCTTCTGGAAGGTGCGCAATGAGTGAGCCTCTTGAGATCAAAGTCACATCGGACGGCGTAGCCGTTGCGAACACGCGCCTCAAGGACTTGACCGAGTCGGCGAAACAGACCGAAGCCGAGGCGGACCATCTCAAGGCGAAGGCTGAAGGGGTCAACTCGAAGATGGCCGAGCTTGGGGCCAGCGTCGAGAAGGCATCAAGCAAAGTCAAGGATCACACAGCGGCGCTGAAAGAGCACGGCGATGTTACGAACAGTTTGAAAGATTCCGTGCACGAGCTTGCAATGGAATACCTCGGATACGAGGCCATCAAGCACGTCATCGAGAAGACGATGGAAGCGACCGTCGTCTACGAGAAATTGCAAGCGCGGCTCGAAGGCGTCGAGGGCAGCGCATCGGGGGCAAGAGAGAAGTTTGAAGAGTTAGAGAAAATCTCCGACAAGACGATGGCCACAGATGAGCAGATGACCGAGGCTTACATCCAGCTCAGCCAACGCGGGCTAGACCCTTCGTCCGCCTCTCTCAAGGCATACGCCAATATTGCAGCAGCCACGGGCAAGGGGATCGGTGACGTTGCCGAAATGGTTTCGCTGGCATCGATGGGCGTATACCGAGGGCTTCGCCAAATTGGCGTCGGAGTCGAGAAGGAAGGGGATCAGCTCAAGGTCACGTTTCGCGGGCAAGTCACTACGATCCGCGATAGCTCGCAGTCAATCCAGGACTACCTCAAAGGGATTGGAGAAGTCCAATACGCAGGAGCCGCCGAACGCCAGCTCGACACGATGGGCGGAAGCCTCAAGAAGCTTGATGAGTCGTTCGAGAAGCTCTACCGAACCATTGGAGAGAGCGCGATTGGTGACCTCATCAAGACGAGCATCGGCCTGGCTGCCGATACTATCGAGGGCGTAACGGTCGTACTGGACACCCTTCTGTCTGGCTTCGCGAAAGTGCCCGCTGAGATGGACAAGGCGAAGAAGGCAAAGCTTGACGCGTTCATGGCTTCGGCTCCGAAGGAAGATGGGGAGGAGGCGGTTGCAGCAGAGAAGGCCGATAAAGAAGCAGCAGCGGCGAAGTCTCGCGCGCAAAGCGAAGGTAATGCGGGATACAAAAAATTGTTTGAGGAGAACGCCCGTATTATGGCTGACAAGGCAGCCCAAGCTCACGAGCTGGCTAGGAAGGCTACCGCCGCCCGTATGCAGGACATCGCCGACGCCGAAAAGCAAGCGGCACTAGGAGAGACGTTCTCTAAGATTCAAGAGAAGGTAGACGGCGACCAGGTAAAAAAGCTCAAAGAGTCCAACAAGCGCCGACAACAAATCATAGACATGGCCGCAGAGACAGACGAGGAAGGCAACAAGAAGTTCGAGATGGATGAAGGCCTAGCACTTAGCCAGGAAGACTTAGCTTATGCAAAGGAAGTCAACGGAGAGCCGACCGTCACAAAGAAGAAGAAAGAGCCGTTGCCAGATCAGACCGACCCAACGCAGAAGTGGCGCGACGAACTGACGGCCATGATCAACGAACAGAAGACAGAACGGGAGAAGCTGGACGACCTCTACAATCACAAGAAAATGCTTGTGATGACGTTCCTTCCATTTGCGTCTGATGCTGCGAACAAGGCCAACGCGGATAACGAGCGCACGTATGCCGAAGACAAAGAGGCGTTGGAGAAGACGCTAAACGCTGAGTACAACGCTGTCAGAAATGCCCTCAAGAAAGAAGAGGATGTCGTGCGCGATTCGTACGAAGAAAAGCGCAAGGTCATAACGAAGGACAAAAGCGGTGATCACACAGACACCGAAAAGGCCAAGGTTCTTTCTCAGCTCAAGGACAAGGAATCCGCTGAATTGATGGCCATCAAGGACGCCAATACCAAGAAGCGAGACGCTGTATTCGCTGCGTACCAGACGGAAGAGGAAGCGCTTCGCAAGACCTCGGCGAACCAGATTCGCGCCATCCAGGAAGCCGAGCAAAAGAAACTCATCTCTGTCAAGGAGTCTGCCGCCCTCCAAAAGAAGGAAGAGCAAAAGCTATCCCAAGACCTGTTGCAGCTCGACCTTGCACGCGCACAGATGACAGCAGCCAACGCAGACGCGATGTTCGGAAACCTTTCGCAAGCTGCAAAGAACTGGGGCGGGGAGCAGAGCACGGTCTACAAGGAGCTGTTCGCCGCGCAAAAGGCGTTCTCGATTGCATCGGCAACGATGGCCATGTTTCAAGACATCGCAGCGGCCAACGCCGTTGGATTCCCCGCGAACGTCCCGCTCTACATGAAGGCGGCAGCAGATGGGGCGGCTGTGCTAGCGTCCATCTCCTCGATCAACTACACGGGCGCGCACGATGCTGGTGGAAGCATCCCTGCCGGTTCCGTGGGCCTCGTAGGCGAGCGTGGCCCAGAGCTTGTGCGAGGCCCTGCCAGCGTTACGAGCCGGGTAGACACCGCGCAGGCGCTGCAAGGCGGACGAGACCCACACATCACGCTGATCAACGCCATGGACGGTAGCGACGCTGTCCATCGGTACGTGAGCAGCACCCAAGGCACGCGAACATACTTGAACTTTTTCCGAGCTAACTCTCGCGAGATTCGCTCGCTCCTGGGGGTGCGATGACCGTCCTCGCGTGGCCATTCAAGCCGAAGATGCGAGCCGTCGAATCGCTCGAATGGAAGACCGACGTCATCCACCCAAAGAAAGCGGAGACTCGTAGCGCGATCCGCATTCACCCGCGTGTAGAGTATCGCTACCAGTACCTGTTCAGCGCGGCTGATTACGGCGCGGCCCGGGAGCTTGCGCGCACCATCGGCGGCGATTCGTTCTATGTCCCCGATTGGCCGAACGGCACGCAGATATCGGCCATCGGGGTCGGCACCGTATCGCTTCCTGTGGATGCCTCGCATTCTCCTGCCTACGGGAGCGGCGGCCATGCTCTGATTTGGGATAGCAATTCGGTCTACGAGATTGTCACGGTTACCTCTCCAGGTACCGGAACGATGGCCATCAGTGCGACCACGGGGGCCTATTCAGCACCGTGGGTTGCTCCGGTTCGCCTCGCCGTCTTCCCGCAAGAGTTCGCCGGCGACCGTGGCCCATACGACTACGTCGAGGCCGAGACGGTTTCTGTGTCGACCATCACGGAGGACCTATCAGGAGCCAGCGGAGGGCTGACCTACCCAACGTATCTCGGCGATGTGGTCATCACGGACCCAGCAGAGATGATCAACGGCTACAAAGAAGGAAACATTCGCGAGGTTGAGCCGGTCGATTCGAAGGCAGGACCGCTCTACAATTACCCAATCTTCGCTACGCCAAACTTGAACGCAAAGCTCGCCTGGACGGTACAGAGCGCGGCTGACCTGTGGGCTCTACGGGTGTTCCTCCACACTCGCAAGGGGCAGCAGAAGCGGTTCTGGACGCTCTCCTGGAATCAGGACGTTACCGTCACCAAGGACATCGTGCCAGGCGACGGCTTCCTTCAAATTGCGGCCATCGGATTCGCCACGAAGTACCCGTTGAATACCGACATCGGCATCGTCACTTCGACGGGGGCTTTCGTCGGCATCCGAGTCACGAGCGTGACGACCGTTGGTGGCAACGAGAAGCTGAACTTCGCCGGGTCATTCTCTGGTGGAACCGTTCCGATCTCGAGCATCGCCGCCTCCTGCAAGATGACATTGACTCGCTTCGCATCGGATAGAATTGAGATTCAGCATCTCCCAGGGCGCCAAGCGACCATCGCAGTCGCGACAGTGGAGGTCCCGATCTACCCATGACCTACGCGACTCAGGAAGTCTCGGAGCAAGACGGCGCGCCAGTCCTTCTATACTGGTTTCAGCAAGGCGCCACCGCGTGGTACTACTACGCAGGCCCGGGGCCATATCTCTACGGCGGGAACTGGTATCAGTCCGAGTCGATCAACAACCAGGGTATTTCCTCGACGGGAGAGATCAACAAAAACCCGATCACGATCACGCTACCCATCACCAACCCGATGGCGGCAGGCATGCTACTCTATGCTGCTGATCAAGTCACGTCGGTGACGGTTTTTCGCACGCACGTCGGCGCGTCGACGGGACTCATGCAGTTCAAGGGCCGCGTACTGAGTTCCCCCGCCTCTGTGGCTACAGTAACGCTTAACTGCGAGAACGCATTCGCATCGATGCGACGGCAGGGCCTGACGAAGGTCTACCAGCGCACGTGCAATCTCCAACTGTACGGGGCTGGGTGCAACGTTCCCAAGGCTGGCTACGGCTACTCGGCGACAGTCACGAATGTGACTGGCAACGTGGTTACGGTAGCGGCTGTTCCTGCTGCACCCGCGAGCTACGTTGGTGGTACCATCCTAGCGGCAGACGGGACCCTGGGCCAAATCATCGGACAAAGCTCATCGAAGCTCGTGCTGACGCTGTCCAGGCAAGTGACGTCGCTCAATCAATCGTTTCTTGCGAATCCTGGCGGTTTCACGGCGACTCTCTATCGAGGCTGCGACAAATCAACCGACACCTGCCGCGATGTTTTTCACAACCTCGGCAACTTCCGAGGCTGGAAGGGTATTAACGGAGTCAACCCAATGAGCCCATCGACCAATGGCTACTAAGGCGGTGAACTGATGGAATGGGTTGCACTCGGTCTCACGATAGCCACTTTTGTCTATTCGCTGTACCAGCAATCGAAGACGAAGGGCGCGCCGGCACAGACGCTACAGTACGCAGAGATCCCAACTGCGAGCGAAGGCGTCGCTGTTCCCGTCGTATTCGGCAGTGCGCTTGTGACGGCGCCCAACGTGACTTGGTTCGGCGACAATGGCCTCGACAACAACAGCGGGTTGTCCTACGCCTACAGCCACCCGCTCGATGGGCAGCTCTACTACAAGGCAAGCATGCAGATTGGCATCTGTTGCGGGATGCTGGATGCGATCCTTGATGTGTATTCTGGGGGCAAGTCGTGCCTCGTTGGGTTGATGCTGGATTCGGCACACACTGGGCCGCAGAATCAAGTCGACCTCTACTGTACCAATTTCATCATGAATCTCGGCGCCACGAACAACGCTGGTGTTGATGCTGGGGTAGCCGACTACCTGGCTGGCGCCATGGGCCTGCCTGCCGCCGATGGCGGGCCTCCAGGACTTGGGCCTGGCAATCGCCCTTCGATTGGCCCGAAGTACTACGGTGTGGCGAACGTCGTCCTCATCAATGCGCTTCTCGGGACGCAGCCGAACATGAAGCCGTTGACCTTTGCAGCCA